ATGTCAGTAGATATTAAAGCTATCCGCTGGCTTTTAGACAACGCCACAGCCTATGCTATCAGCAAAAACTGTGGCGTATCTACTCAAGCTGTGGATAAATATAAAAATGGTGTATCGGATATCATGAACATGCGTTTAAAACACGCTATCAGCATGACTTCTTACGCCCATACACTACAAGAAAAACAGTGAGTACCATCACTGCTTTTTTATTTTGAGCAAACAAAAAACCGCTAGCGAATGCCAGCGGTAAGTGTAATTAAAATTTGATTTTATATAGATTTTTTAATTATAGCAATTCGTTAACTCTATCTTGAATGGCTTGCGCGTCATAACCAGCTCTCGATAAATTATCATATCGTTCTTGCCCATTACCCCAAAGGCCTTGAATGACCTCGTTAGCTACGGTATTAAGATCCACGGTGTCTTCGCCGCCTAAAAGGCTATTTACTTTGTCTTGGACCTCTTCGGCATCATAACCTGCATCAGTTAGTCTATTGAAACGCTCTTGACCGTTCCCCCACAAGCCTTGTAGCACTTCATTAGCTAACGTATCCAAGTCTTTACTAGTATTTTCAGCATTTAAGAGATCATTTACCTTATCTTGCACGGTTTGAGCATTATATCCCGCATTTGATAAGTTATCGAAACGCTCTTGTCCATTCCCCCAAAGACCTTGAATAACTTCACTGGCTACAGTATTAAGGCTTTTTAGAGCGTTTTCACTGGCTACATTATCCTCTTCAGCATCATCTAGTAAAACAATGTTCTTGTCGTAAGGATTTGAAGAGTATTGCCACCAGCGAATACCGTCCATGCTTGGGAAGTATTCAAAGTCAGCGTTACCGTCGTTTAAACCATAGCCTGCAATCCAAAGGCAGTTTGGGAATTTCGCAAGAATCTGCTCATAATAGATATTATTGAGCGTGAATGGCTTGTAGCTGTAATAGATTGGCTCATATCCATTTTCTTTGAGGATTTCCATGAAGCGAATACAAGCATCTGTATTTGCCTGTTTATCTCCGCTAGCGTGATCTTCGTAATCAAGACACAAGTATTTTACTTTTTGAGGTACATTATCAAGGAAGTAGCGTGCCTCTCGTTCAGCTTCTTCGATGTCACCTCCAAACCATGCGAAATGATAAAATCCAACAGGGATTGATTGCTCAACTTGAGCGGACAGGCAAGGGTTGATATAGCTTGTACTTTCAGAAATTTTGATAATAGTATTCTGTGTCCCCATGTCAGCCAAAATACCTGTAATATCGTATCCATTGTGGCTAGATACGTCGATGAATAAGTCGTTTTTTTTCATTTGTTTATTCCCCTTTCCAAGCGTCATTCATCTGCTTAACTGCTGACTCAACAAAAGTGTCTAAATCATTGTTAGTCATGTTGATACTGTACTTGTTGAGCTCAGCACGAATTTTAATGCGTGCTTGTTCTAGCTTTTCTTCGCCTTTATAACCAGTTTCAGCAGATACTTGCTCTACTGCATTGACCGCATTCTTGGCCAAGATTTCAACGATCTTGACGGTCTTCTCACCGCCTTTTTTAATAAGGTACTCTTTAACAGTTTTGACTGCAATTCCAGCCAAAATGACAAGAATACTAATTGCTGCATTGATGATGATTTCATTAATTTGTTGCATGTTATTTCTCCTTTTCGTCAAAATTGTCTTTCTGGTCAACATTGACTAGTAATTGACCAAGTTTTCTAGCGTTGTCTTTCTTAATTTGGTTGATGTAAGGTTTCAAGAATTCTGGGAATGCCCAACCAATAGCTTCCCAATTCTCAAGTACAGAGCCTAGATAGTTAGCAATAAAGAACATTGTCCAGGTAATTCCCAACGGACGAACACCAAGTGAACGAGCATACATCGCAACCAGTAAGATGACTGTGAATACTACGAAATGACGAATCAATCCCATGGTGCCAATCTTACTATCAAATCGCTTAGTCTTAAATGCCTTGACGTATCCTGTAACGATGTCCAGGATCATTAGCCAGAAGAAGATGTGAATGTATGGACTTGACGAAAGATTCTTCAGATGTTCGACAAGTTCATGAAATGGTAAGTCTCGCATAAATCCCCTTTCTATCGTGCAACTGGCTCAGTTTCAAGCTCATCGCTTGCCTTTGGCTCCTTCGGTGGCTCCCACTTCCAAATTCCTAGCTTGCCGTTTTGTTCAAGACTTGCAAGTTCTTCAAGCGTTTGACCTTGATAAGTGAATGCTTCATTCACCTGAATCATGACCCTTTGCCCTTCCTGGAACTTCTCAATATGCCCAGGATTCACAAGCGTGAAAATCTCTTGCGGTTGGTAAGTCTTGCCAGTTTGTCCGAGATCTACAAGCTCAAGTCCACGCTTAAACACAATCGGATTAAGCGGGTTTTCCGTATCAGTAACTCGTGCTAATACTGCCCAATCTGCTACTGCCTTGACTTCTGCAATCTTAGCATCTTTCTCAGCAAGCTTTTGCTCGTAGCTTTCAGCTTGTGTGTGCAAGTCTTCTTGAAGTTTCTTCACACCGTCGGCCGGGTTCAACTCAGTAGCGACCTGACCAAGAACGGCCTCAATAAGAACCTCATCTGATTCATTCACACGGTTGCCGATAAGAACACGGTCAAAAGCTGTGTATGGCGCATCTTGACGAATTGCAACGAATGTACGGTTGTTTTCTTGTAAGTACTTGTTAATGATTTTAAATGTCATATATTATTCCTTTTCTAATTTTTCTGCAATTTCGTCAAACAATTCTTTTAGTTTCTCATCTGATTGTAAGACTTTGTTGACTTTCAAAAGTTGCTTTTGTGTTTCTTCAAGTTTAGCTTGTGCTTCTTCGTAAAGCACCTTGTAATTTGCACGTTCAATCGTCGAATTTGCGAATTGAATTGCTATCTCATTAATTACTTTGTCTGCTTGGTTCATGGTTTCCTTTCTACACTTTAGTTCTATAATATCCTGGTGCTCCTAAATTATTATATTTAAAATGATCTTCAATACCTTTAAAATTCTTGTCAATTAAATCTAGGATTGTCACCAACGAGGTTCCTCTGAAATAAATATTATCTAAATTACTAATAGTACGGCTTTCTGTATTCATAATGATTCCACCGCCTAGCGAATTGGGCATAAAGTCCATAGTCTTGCCGTAAAAAGTTATAGCGGTTTGAATGTTACTTCCTGAGCGCCCGTTCCAAATTTGAATACCAGCAGACGTATGCTCAATCCCCGTAACGCCATTACGGTTACTCATTAACTGAGTATACGACCCGGGAACACCGTTGATTGCCCCTTGTCCGAAAATTAAGAATTGCATAGGCTTACCGTCAAATCTGTTTCTGATTCCTACTGCTTCGGTATTCATATCGATCCAACCACTCTGTAAGTCGAATTCGGTTTTCCCGTTTAGCGAGGAAATTCGACCACCTTTAATATGATTACCTGTGAAATCAATAGACTGTATCTTAGTAATAGTCGCTTGTTTCGCAAACAATTCATTGATAAAAGCTTGTTGTGAAACTAGTCTTTGGATGAATGCAGTATCAAACTTAACCTTCTCAGCGGTTACTGCTTCAGCTCCTAAAATGTTAGTAGTCACTGAACCAGCTTCAAAGTTGGCCGTTTTCAGTTTGTCAATCATGGCTGACTTAATAACCGCATTATCAATCAAGGTATCGCCTGAAATATGAGTTAATTTACTAACAAATCTAGTAGTCCCATCTGCTCCCAGGTTGATGCCATTGATTAGATCGCCTGCGCTATTCAAGTTCTTGATTGCGTATGATCCAGCAAGCTGCGTGACTTGTGTTCGTGTAGCTTCGACTGACTTATAGGCATCATC